ATTATTCTGTCCAGTAATGTTATACATTGTGCAGTTTCATTGGACGTTAAGTAATGGGTTTTTATGATGCTATAAGAATTGGAGCTTCTGGTGCTGCTGCTGGTGCTGGATATACAGTAGATCGTAGTTTAAGGTTTCATAGTAGCGACACAGCTTATTTATCTAGAACCCCATCAAGCACAGGGAATCAAAAAGTTTGGACATGGAGTGCATGGGTTAAAAGAACAAAATTGGGGGGTTCAACTCAATATCTTTTTGTTAGTAATGAATATAATAGTTCAGGAGATGGGATTGCTGGATTATATTTCCAAGCAGATCAAATTTACACATATTATGATACTTCTGGATCAAATACTTATGGCCCAGTAAATAGTCGTAAGTATAGAGATATAGGTGCTTGGTATCACATAGTTTGGCAAGTAGATGCAGCTAATACAGCTCATAAAATATGGGTAAATGGTGTAGAAGAAACTGGTTTATCTAATCACCCATTTAACTTTAACTACACAATGAATCAAGCTGGTCATGCAAATGTTATGGGTACTTCACCTTGGAATACATCATCTGCACCAGCGAATATGTATCTTGCTGAAGTACATTTTTCAGATGGTTACAAATATGCAGCAAGTGATTTTGGAGAAACAGATGCGACAACTGGGCAATGGGTACCAAAAGCAAGTCCAGCAATTACATATGGAACAAATGGATTTTATTTGAATTTTTCAGATAATTCTGGAACGACTGCAACAACACTTGGCAAAGATTCAAGCGGTAATGGCAACAATTTTACACCTTATAATTTTTCAGTAAGTGCTGGTGCTGGTAATGATTCTGTAGAAGATACACCTACTAATAATTGGTGTACATTAAACCCTTTAGTTCCAA